ACGATTCATGGTCATTGGACAGAAGTGAGCGACAGAGAAGAGACCTACATCTACGAAAGCCCCGACGGTGGACACACTGTGTACAGGCGCCAGGTAGGCCAGAGCCCCACCGAAAGAGAGATACACTCTATCTCAGAGCACAAAAGAAAATGGGACCAGCAAGTGGAGCGCGAGATGCGCTGGATCAAGATAGTGAACGCTGCCGATCATGATGCCGTGCTGCGAGACATGTTGGATCGAGTGGAAATATATCACAGTTTAAAATCTCAACCTTAGGACCGCTAGGGTTATGAGTGGGCGGCTGCTGCCCGCTCGATCGGATTCGCTACCCTGATCGACGAAGTGAGCAAACCATTGACATGCCTCAATCTTTCTTATATAATTGTAGCTCAAAGGAGATCCCATGGACACCCGAAATTTCAGCGCAGAACAAAAGGCCAAACTCACCCAGTTGATCAACGAAGGCATGACCGTCATGCATGAGGTAGAAACACTCAACGGTGGACTGTCGGACACGGTCAAAGCCATAGCAGAAGAACTGGACATCAAACCCAACATCCTGAAGAAGGCCATCCGTATCGCCTACAAGGCCGAGTTTGGCAAAGAGCAGCAGGATCACGAACTCTTGGAGACAATCCTTACCACTGTTGGCAAGACGTTGTAAATACTATGCCACACGCACACGGTTCGCCCACGACACGGGCATGAAGCAAGGCATGGCGGGCCATAAACCGCGGGAGACTGATGAGTTACATTGACGCACTGTTTGATCGTGATCACGATCGCATCCACATCGTGGGTCGCCGCGACGGCGAGCGCTACTACGAAGAGCACGCAGCCAATTTCGTTTTCTACTATGATGACCCCCGGGGCAAGTTCCGCTCGATCTACAACACGCCGGTCGCCCGCTTCAGCACACGCAGCAACAAAGAGTTCCGCAAGGAGATGGCCATCAACCGTGGCAAGAATCTCTACGAGGCTGACATCAATCCCATCTTCCGCTGCTTGGAGGAAAACTACAAGGGAGTGGATGCTCCCCGGCTGAACACAGCGTTCTTTGACATCGAAGTGGACTTCGACCCCGAGCGCGGCTTCAGCCGACCCGAAGACCCGTTCAACGCCATCACCGCCATATCAGTCTACATGGACTGGTTGGATCAGTTGGTCACGCTAGTCAGACCACCCCGGCACATGTCCAAAGAAACTGCCCAGGAGATCGCAGGCGAGTTCTCCAACACCTTTGTCATGTGGGAAGAGTCGGAACTGCTAGACACCTTCCTCAACCTCATACAGGATGCGGATGTGCTGAGTGGCTGGAACTCCGAGGGCTATGACATACCCTACACCGTCATGAGGACCACCCGCGTGCTGTCAAAAGATGACACACGGCGTTTCTGTCTCTGGGACCAGCTGCCCAAACAGCGCACGTTTGAACGCTTCGGTGCCGAGAACATCACGTTTGACCTCATAGGCCGGGTGCATCTAGACTACATGCAGCTCTACAGGAAATACACCTATGAAGAGCGGCACAGCTACAGCCTGGACGCCATCGGCGAGTATGAAGACCTGGGATCAAAGACCGCTTTCGAAGGCACGCTGGATCAGTTGTACAATCAGAACTGGAAGACCTTTATAGAATACAACCGCCAGGACGTGCAACTCTTGGCAGCTATCGACAAGAAACTGCGCTTCCTAGATCTAGCCAACACCCTGGCACATGAAAACACCGTGCTCCTACCTACGACCATGGGTGCGGTGGCGGTCACAGAACAGGCCATCATCAACGAAGCTCACGAGCGCGGCATGGTGGTGCCTGTCAGGCGAGAGCGCCTGACAGATGAGGAAACGCAGGCCGCAGGTGCCTACGTGGCCTATCCCAAGAAAGGCATGCACGACTGGGTGGGATCTATCGACATCAACAGTCTTTATCCATCGGCTATCCGTGCGCTCAACATGGGACCCGAGACTATCGTGGGCCAGCTGCGGCCCATCATGACCGACCACTACATCCGGGAGAAACAGCAGGGCGGTGCCAGCTTCGCAGCGGCTTGGGAGGGCCTGTTCGGCACCTTGGAATATACCGCTGTGATGGATCAGCAGCGTGGCACAGAGATCACCATAGACTGGCAAGATGGCGATGAGTCGGTACATTCAGCCGCAGAAGTGTGGCGCATGGTGTTTGATAGCAATCAGCCCTGGATCCTGTCGGCCAACGGCACCATCTTCACCTATGAAACAGAAGCCGTGATCCCAGGTCTGCTCAAACGCTGGTATGCCGAACGCAAAGACATGCAGGCCAAGCTCAAGGCCGCCGACAGCAAAGAGGATGAAGAGTATTGGGACAAGCGGCAATTGGTCAAGAAGATCAACTTGAACAGTCTCTATGGTGCCATCCTCAATCCCGGTTGCAGATTCTTTGACAAGCGCATTGGTCAGTCGACCACGCTAACCGGTCGATCGATCGCCCGGCACATGGATGCCTATGTGAACGAGTGTGTGACCGGACGATACGATCACGTGGGCGATGCCATCATCTATGGTGACACAGACAGCTGCTATTTCACTGCTTGGCCGGCCGTCCGAGATGAAGTAGCGGCCGGCAGGATGGATTGGTCCAAAGAGACCTGCGTGGCCTTGTATGATTCGATCGCAGATCAAGTCAACCAGAGCTTTCCTGGATTCATGGAGCAGGCCTTCCACTGTCCCCGGGAAATGGGCTCGGTCATACGCGGTGGCCGTGAACTGGTGGCCACGCGCGGTCTGTTTATCACCAAAAAACGCTATGCTGTGCTCTACTACGACAAAGAAAACAAGCGCACGGATATCAATGGTCGGCCTGGTAAAGTCAAGGCCATGGGTTTGGATCTCAAGAGGTCTGACACACCCAAGATCATCCAGGACTTCTTGAGCGAGATACTGGACAATGTGCTCACAGGCAGCGAGCGCGAAGAGATCGTGCAGAAGATCAAAGATTTCAAGTACGCTTTCGCTGATCGTCCGGGCTGGGAGAAAGGCTCTCCCAAGAGGATTAACAACCTCACGCAATATGCCAAGCGCGAAGAGCGTGAAGGTCGCGCTAACATGCCTGGCCATGTGCGAGCTGGCATGAACTGGAACACCATGCGCCGCATGAACTCGGACAACTATTCCATGCAGATCGTGGACGGTATGAAGGCTATCGTGTGCAAGCTCAAGTCCAATGCTTTAGGTTGGACTTCAATCGCCTATCCTACGGACGAACTGCACCTGCCCCAGTGGTTCCGGGACCTGCCCTTTGATGATGCTGAAATGGAAGCCACTGTGGTAGATCAGAAGATAGAGAATCTCTTGGGTGTGCTGGACTGGGATCTGGCATCAAGCACCAGTACCAACAACACGTTCCAGACACTATTTGATTTCCAATGAAGATCAGCGAACTGGCCCACTATCGAGAACTGCTGGAGAGTCTCCGACCCACAGCAGTTGAACGTGCCATCCATACAGAGATGGACGACATGTTAGAGACTGTTGGTCGTAATCCCAGCCAACTGCCCGACCATCTAAGTGATTTGCAAAATGCCAGGGATCGCGCACTCATGGCCACAAAGGATTTTGATCTCGGTCTTGATCACATGCTAGCCGATCTGTTGGAACAGATAAAGGCTCTGGAGCCACAGTATCTAGCACAGAGTTATCAATGGTACGAGCGTGCCATGGAGCGCGATACGGTAGAGTACGTGATGCAAAGACGATTTCCAATCTCCGACGAGCGCCGAGAATACATCAAAAGTCGCGTGATGGCCCACTGTGACTATCATTATGCTGGAATGATCATCCGACCGGGTTTGGAAAATTGGATTGAACACATGGTAGCGTGCGACCCGCTCTACGTGGTAGATACCAATCATGACATGTTCGAACCTGCAAAAGAAAAGTTCAATGATATGTATCAAAGCCGTTTGAGATACTATGCCATCCGAGAGAGTGATAGCGAGCCCATGATGCAGCACATGCCAGCAGGACAGTTTGGATTCTGCCTGGCCTACAATTTTTTCCAATACAAACCATTTGAGATCATGCGCGCATACCTCCGAGAAATCTTTGACCGATTGCGTCCCGGGGGTGTGCTGGCCATGACCTATAACGATTGCGACCGTAAGGGTGCTGTTGAACTGGCCGAACGCTCGTTCACCTGCTACACTCCCGGCCGCTTGGTCCTGGCCATATGTGAATCCATTGGCTTCGTTATCGAGCAGGACTATCGTCTTGATGCAGCTGCCAACTGGGTAGAACTGCGTCGCCCCGGCCAACTCGTCAGCCTGCGGGGAGGACAAACTTTGGCCAAAATCGTAGCAAAATCTAAATAAACCTCGTACACTTATACTGATTGGAGACCCATATGAGAGACTATCTTTTAGATCTAGTAGAACATACTTTTGACCTTGGCTGTATCGATCTCGTCAAGATCACTGGCAGTGATAAGGAAACACAGATCGACGGCCTGGCCGAAGACAAATCGGTAGTGGTGCAGGGACGATTCCTCAAGCCCGTGCCCGAGTTCATGGGCACTTTTGGCATGCCCAATCTGGCCAAACTCAAGATCCTCTTGAACCTGCAAGAATATCGAGAGAATGCCGAGATCACGGTCACGCGACAAGAACGCAACGGCTCGCCCACCCCAGTGGGCCTGCACTTCGAAAACGCCACGCACGACTTCGAGAACGACTATCGATTCATGACAAGCGAGATCGTGGCAGAGAAACTGAAAACGGCCAAGTTCCGTGGTGCCAACTGGCACGTGGAGTTCGAACCCACGATAGCTGGCATCCAGCGGCTGAAGATGCAGGCCCAGGCCAACGCGGAAGAAAACACCTTCCAGGCCCGGACAGAAAAAGATACCCTCAAGTTTTTCTTTGGTGATCACTCTACACACGCAGGCGAGTTCGTTTTCCATGCGGGCTGCACAGGCGCGCTCAAACGGGCATGGGCTTGGCCAGTGAAACAGGTGATCTCGATCATGGATCTCACAGGCGACAAGGTCATGCGCATCTCGGATGACGGTGCTGCGCAGATCACTGTGAACTCGGGCATCGCGGAATACAACTACATCTTACCAGCACAGAGCAAGTGATCCAGCAGCACGACCTCACAGCCGCGCAGGGCGATTATGCCATTTTCCTGCCGGCCATCTCTAGCTTTTATGCCGCCTATGTAGGTCGGCAGAGGTCTGGAGTGTATGTGGAGCAGAGCCGCATGCCTGCCCTCATACCCGACATGGAGCAGTTGAACTGGCTGAATCCGCAGCGGGGCCTGTTCCCTTATCGCTGGAGCCTGTACAGTGCGGGACACGCCAATCTTGATCTCAAGAAAGCAGACCCAAAAGAGGACATGGTCCGCAATCGCGATGCCAACACTGTGATGCTGGCCGACTCCGGTGGTTTCCAGATCGCCAAAGGCGTGTGGCCTGGACAGTGGGCTGATACCCAAGATAAGGCAGCAGAGAAAAAGCGCCGCCAGGTCCTGGAGTGGCAGATGGGCATCGCGGACTATGGCATGACCATGGACATACCTACCTGGACCTACTTGGATCGAGAGGCCAGCGAACTATGTGGCATCCACAGCTACGATGATGCGGTCAATGCCACGCGATACAACAACGAATATTGGATAGCCAATAGATATGGATCGACCCGGATCCTTAATGTGTTGCAGGGATCCAACCATGCCGAGGCCGATCACTGGTATGACCTCATGAAACACTACTGCGATCCGCACCGGTACAAGAATCATTTCAACGGCTGGGCCATGGGCGGGCAGAACATGTGCGACGTGCATCTGGTATTGAAACGCCTGACGCATCTCATACATGACGGGCTCTTGCAAGAAGGTGCGCACGACTGGATGCACTTCCTAGGCACATCCAAACTGGAATGGGCTGTGCTACTAACCGATATCCAAAGGGCGGTGCGACAGCATGCCAATCCTGCTTTCACTATCTCGTTTGACTGCGCAAGTCCGTTCCTGGCCACTGCCAATGGTCAGCTGTACCACTCTATCGCCTGCGAAAATCGGCAGAAATGGAGCTACAGCATGAGCCCCACTGCCGACGACAAGAAGTATGCCACTGATAGCCGATCCTTCCGAGACGCTGTCATGCAAGACGGAATCCACCCACAGTTTGAAGACAGCCCGATTTCGGCCCGGCTCAAGATATCCGACATCTGTCACTACCGGCCCGGCGATCTCAACAAGATCGGCAAAGAAGGACGCACATCGTGGGATAGTTTTAGCTATGCCCTGCTCATGGGCCACAACGTGTGGACGCACATCGAGGCTGTGCAACGGGCCAATCGCCTGTATGATTCGGGCACTTGTCCTGACATGATGGTGCACCCGCATGATCCTGTGTATGATGCCCGGCGCGTGATCGAGCGGGTGTTTGCCGCGCGTGATCGTTCTCGATCATTGGCCATCATCGATGAGCACAGCAAGATATGGGAGCGGATCATCGGCACGCGCGGCTTCACGGGCAAACGGGTATGGACTGCGCGACCCATGTTCACCAGCCTGTTTGATTTCGACGAACCCCAGGAAGAAGATCTTGATCTGGACCCCACTAAACTTGAAGCACTAGAGGAGAGTGTTGATGTATGAAGGTAGGATACGGCATCTCGAACAGATGCATGCTGTGTTAGACAAGCAGATCGACGGCATGGAAAAAACCGGCGTGTTTGACGACACGCATCTTCACGATTTGAAAAAACAGCGCCTGCAGATCCGGGATCAGCTGGCCGAACTAAAAACCCGGCAACAGGCACACGACAAAGGCACACAGCACAATGGATAGGCCCGGACACGAATCTGCAGACTTTTTCTACGGTCGAGAAGTAGAACACACGCCAGCGCATGGTTGGCCCACCTTGTTCGTGGTGGGCTATCATCAGCAGGAGGCCATAGAGGCCGCGCTGGCTCGGTCCACCTACGAGACCCGGCACATATTCTTTGGCGCCAACGACAGCTATCATCCTCGTACTCCAGACGAACATACGGCCTGGGAGAACGTGATCTCCACATTCCTCATGCGGGGCCTCTGGTGCAGCCTGGACATACCGTTTGAATACGTGGAACAGTTCCACGAAGGCAGCTTGTGCGAGAATGACAGGTTCATACCCATCATCAAGGTGCCTGTCCCTTACATCCGACTCTGGAACTACAATACCTGCCTAAAGATCGATGACAGAGATTTCGCTGATAGCAATCCCGGAGTCTGGGTGCACCGCTTGCATGACCTGATGGACAGGCGCCAGTTTACAGATTGGTGTAAATACGACGGAGACCATGTGATTGATTGATCGAGAATATTTCTGCGCAGCTGCCTGGACCGCTCTCTATCTTCACACCGATGGCACGGTAGATTTTTGTTGTACAGCCCATAACAACCTGGGCAACATCAAAGAGCAATCCATACAAGAGATCCTGGACGGACCACGAGCGCGAGAAATACGCACCCGCATGATCGACAATCAAAGAGTAGAGGGGTGTGTGGCCTGCTGGCGGCAAGATCCGCAGCATCGCATGCAAACTTTTTTTAACAACAAGTACATTGAACAACAACCCATCGGTGGTGCGCGCAGTCCAGATCCCGATCTTACCAGTGATTTTTATCAATCACCCGATAACACCAAACTCAAATATCTTGATCTTAGATGGAACAATACCTGCAATTTTGCCTGTATCTATTGCGGTGAACAATACAGTTCCTTATGGTCGGAAGAGAATCATCGACAGCAAGGTCTAATACCTATCACTGTCAAAACCACACGCGAAGACAAACAGAGCATGCGAGAAGATCTTACTGATTCGTTTGCCGATATCGACTGGATATATTTCGCAGGCGGAGAACCCTTGGCCATCAAGGAAAATATCAGCATATTAGATCACCTGTATGCAGTCAATCCCTCATGTACCCTGCAGATCAACACCAATCTCAGCATGCTGGACAACAACCCCATGTTTGACCGGCTTACCAAGTTTTCTAACGTGCGCTGGATGGTCAGCGGCGAGACCATGGGCGATGTGTTTGAATATGTGCGCTGGCCCGGCAATTGGTTGACCTTCACGCATAACATCCAACGTATCGCAGCCTTGAGAGATCAAGGACATCAGATCACTTTTAATCTGGTGGCCATGAACATCAATCACATGACCTTATGGGACTATGTGGACTATCTGTTGGCACTAGATGTGGTAGAAAAACCCAGCGATATCAACATCAACATGTACAACAATCGCGAAAGCAGCCAACCTTTTGCCATCCAACGCATGCCTTTTGAATGGAAAGATCAAGCACGAGATAGACTGGCTCGTAGCTCATATCAGATACGAGGAGTAGATAACTATCTTGACGCATTGACAGATCCGTTGCCAGCCCTCCATCCTCGATGGTCTGGTTTAGAGCATACTGTGAATCGCTTGCGGCAGTTGGACCAGCAGCGCGCCAAAGACAGCCGGGTTATTTTCCCTCATGTGTATGAATACATCTATGGCCATCCTGAATGACCAAACAGCGCGATAGTTTCTGTCCAGCACCATGGATGACATTCTATCTTGAACCCAATGGCAAGGTAGATCTATGTTGTATCGGCTCGGCCAATCTCGGTAGTGTGCATGAGCAGTCGCTCAAGCAGATACTGTCAAGCAAAAAGATCATCGAAATCAAACAGAACATGCTGGACAATCGGCCAGTGGCCGGATGCGAAGCCTGCCACAACGATTATGATTCCAGCCTGCAACACAGATTCCTACGGCAGTTTGGAGGACGAGAACATGTAGATTACCAAAATGTGCATGATTTCAAATTGAAGTATCTGGATCTGCGATGGAATAATACATGCAACTATGCCTGCGTGTATTGCAACTCTGACCTCAGCAGTCTGTGGGCCCAGATAGATGGAACCCGACAGATCAAGATCACTGCCTTGAAAACTGACCTCGTTGATTTGGTCATGGATGACCTGCACAATCTCCAAGAGATATATCTCGCAGGGGGTGAGCCGCTGATGCTGAAAGAAAACGTCCTTATCTTGTCTCAGTTGGCCGAGATCAATCCCGCATGCAAGATCATATGCAATACCAATCTCAGCCAGATCGAAAACAATGAAGTGTTTGCCCGAATCAATGATTTTGAGCATGTCCAGTGGATGATCAGCGCTGAAGCAGTTGGTGATCAATATGAATATTTAAGATGGCCGGGCAAGTGGTCGGTATTTGAAAAAAATTTGCATACTCTAGCCGGCATGGATCGCCCCAATCATACCCTAGCGTTCAATCTGGTCTGGTTAAACATCAACGGTCTAGCTATCTGGGACTATATTGATCATCTATTGGAGATAGGACTTGACATCACACCCGTGAGTATATTACCATACAACATGGACGTGTGGTCTGGGCCATGGCATCTCAAACACATGCCACGTGACTTTTTACAGGCAGTAAAAGCAAGAATGAGCGATCCAAAGTATCACAAGATATATACCTATCAACAGAACATGGATTTTATTGACAAGCATATTAATGACCTCGCGCATGAGTCTAACCTGTCCATGATCATGGAGCGTCTTACCTATTTTGATCAGTCCCGCGACCTTGATTCACGCAATATTTTTCCAACTATCTACTCCTATCTCCCCACATGAACCAATCCCAACGCGAAACAATCGACCGCATCGCTCAGTCAGCTACCCGCCAGATCTGGGTGACCTTCCGGAAAGAAGGCATCCACTGCTATCCGGCAGCGGCCACCAATCCCCAGCTGGCCACTGGCGATGAGTACGATGTCTCGTTCCTGGCACATCCGCATCGCCATATTTTCCATTTCCGCGTGTGGATCGATGTGTTCCACAACGATCGAGACATAGAGTTCATACAGTTCAAACGCTGGTTGGAACGTCTCTACAGTTCAGGAACACTAGCCTTGGACTACAAAAGTTGCGAGATGATGGCAGATGACCTATATATACGGATAGCCGAACGCTATCCCGAGCGGGCGGTCCAGATCGAGGTGTCCGAGGACGGTGAGAACGGATGCCTGATCACTTATCACACTCACCGACCACCCATGATCAAAGTCTAGAGGAAGACACATGGCCAAACCCAACATCCGCCACAATCCACGGGTGCAAGCGATCTTCGAAGATCTCGAGCAATACTTGCGTTTCTGCCAGGACTTCGGATATCGATTCAACGAATCCGATCTCTATAACTGGCGATCCTACGCTTACCAGCAGTTCAACAAGCATGTGCAGGGCAAGTTCGCCAAGGACATGTGGTCGATCGACGGCCGTAGGGGGCGATGATGCGTCGACTCTTCTACATGGGCCTGGAGTCCTACGAGGCCCGTTATACCCTACAGCTCACGGAATGGAACCGGCGGGTGTTCGAACGCCGGGGCCTGGACGTGGTCTATGTGCCTGGACTCAATCTCGATCACAGCAAGAAAATATCAGTCGGCCAGGTGCTGGACGCACATGGACGCAGCTACTTCGCCATGAGCCAGATGATGAATCTTGTACGTCTTATGCAACAGGGTGATGTCACCAGCGAAGATGTCGTCTACTTCGAAGACATGTTCCAGCCCGGCATCGAGAGCCTGCCCTACATCATCAACCAAGTGCCAGCCGAGCAGCGGCCCCGTATCTTCGTGCGCTGTCTGGCACAGGCCGTAGATCCCGATGACTTCGTGCATGTGTGGGACATGGCTGGTTGGATGAGCACCTACGAGAAGATGGTCAACCAGATCCCGGGAGTGACGGTCTTGGCCACCAACGAAGAGATGGTAGCCCACATGAGGATCGCGGGTTGGACCGCCCCCATCTACAACATCTCGGGCCTGGCATTCGGCAAAGCGGAAGTGCTGGAACGCATAGGTGGCGCTAGCAACATCCGACCATTCGATCAGAGATCGCGCCGCGTGGGTTTTGCCGCCCGGTTCGATCAGGAAAAACAGCCCGGCTTCTTTATGGATCTGATCGAGATGTATCATCAGCTGACGTCCG